ATATAATGCATCTGCCACTTACATACCAGTTGATAGCCCAGGAGAAACCGTAGGCATTGCATCACAGATTGACTATACACAAAGTATTGCAACATTCTCTGCATCTGGAACAATGAATGTAAAGTCCCAATATTTTAACTTGTTATCATTAGATCCATATAAGCCATCTATATGCGTTAGCTCATATATTTATCCATATGAAGATTCGATAAGTGAATGCAAGATAGGTTTTCAATATGTTAATCCAGATACTCTAGCTACAGTAAAAAATTATTCAGCATTTACTTCATTCAATGAGGATGAATGGACAAAAATTGAATATACATTAGATTTAAATACTAGTTTATGGACTTATTCTTCATCAAATATAAATGTTTATCCATATATGGAATTTACATTTAAAAATGGTACATCAAAAGTATTATCGGTCTATAATTTTTCAGTAGGACAGTGGTCTGAACAATATAATAATGAGTCCATTGGAGTTGTACCATCTAATCTAACATCAAATTCTTTATCAGCAAGTCTAATATTTAATCTAGGTCCGAGTGTTTCTGAAGATCCATCTACCATAAAAATTGTTGAAACAGATCCATACAATATTGCAAATGTTGATACTGGATATTATATTATTGAAAATAATACGATGCTATGCACAAATTCACTTTTACCAATGGTTTATGGATCAAGAAATCTTACAGAGATTAATTCATCTCCAAATGGATTACCAGGAATAATATTCCCAGGCAAAGGATTTCTTCATGAAAATGGACGATACAAAAATCTTACTGCAGAGTTCTGGTTACGAGTCAATTGCAAAACAAGTAAAAAGATAAAAATTTTTGGACCACTTACTAGTAACGATGGAATATATGTACACGATAACTATATTTCATTAAAAGTTGGTCCATACGAACAATCATATTTCATTGGTAAATGGTACGTTCCAATGCTTGTCAGCTTTGTTTATTCATCTACATTTGTAAGATTAATGATTAATGGTGCAACTGTTATAACTATTAATATAAATCAAAATGATTTAGAATTGCCAACATCAGAGTCCTACGATACAGACTGGCTTGGCTTCTACGCATATGATGGCGTTCCTCAAATGCAGATAGACTGTTTTGGGATATTCCCATATGTTGGAGATCCTAATATTGTTAAAAAGCGATTTGTCAATGGGCAGGCAGTTGGAAAGTCACAAGATATTGTCAGTAACTTTGGTGGAGATTTAACAAGCATTGATTTCTCATTTGCTAAATATACAAATAATCTAACATATCCAGATATGACAAAGTGGAATGCTGGATTTTATTCAAATCTTAATGCTCAAACACTCTATGTTGAACTACCAACATTAGATCCTCCAGATATCTCATATTATGGAGAAGATCTAGGAATTTTTACATTAGACAGATTAAATAGAACATGGGGTGGAATTAGAGGATATACAGAAAATAACGACCTTGAAGCCTACCAATGGGGTACATGGGATGACTTACTTTTCAATCAATGGACTCAAGTACGAGAAGCAGATCCACTTTATGATAGTTTTCAGATACAGTCAGTAGATGAGCGTTGGCAGGAAGCTGCAGCGTCAACATCCACACAAAGACCATTTATAAAATTTAGACCAACATCAGTCTATAAAGATGTATATGGGTATATCGCATTTCAAAATATCAATCCAATTCTTGATACCACAAAGTCTATATTTGGATTATTTTCACTTTCACAAACAGATTTAGATTCATACATAGATGATGAGGGAATCACTTCATCAAACTATCAAAATTTTAAATTCACACTTATGCATTTTTCATCAAGAGCAACATCAGACGTATTTAATATATTTATTGATTTAAAATATGAAAGTGGAGAAATAAAGCCAAATAAAATTAAATACCAGTTCAATTCAACAACAATATATGAAGAGTCTTTTCTATCATTATCAAGTCAGCGATACTTCATTATTGGAATTGATTTAGATCAAATAACTGCAAGCAATCCATCACTTATTAAAAAGTATTTTTCTAATAGACAGAATATTGCACTGAATGTTGGAGGAAATATTACAGATATGTTTCCTGGAAAAATACATCGTGTAACATTCAATAATAAATTCTTTACAACAAAAGATCTTCAGAATAATATTTCTACAGGTGGAATATTCAAGAGCTCTACCGCATCAACATCATTTATTGCATCAAATAATTCAATATTTGACTATATTGGTAATTACACTCTCTTATTTAAAAAAACAAATTCAACAATGATTATGGATGTTGGATCTACAGGATACTGGGAAGATTCACTTCCACTATCCTATTTTGGAAGTGAAGTAACAACGTCGTCTGGAGCAAAGTTTCTAGATTTAGATATTCTTCAATTTAATATAGACGCTGGTCCAGCACTTTATGCAAATGAGGATTATTCAAATATTTATGATATTAAAAATATTTCTGCATATGTAACACTTCAAACATTTGGTGATGTTGGAACTATAAATTATTCAGACTATACTGTGACTAAAGCTATCGGATCATCAAGAACGGTAGATTTTGAAGATGATACAGTTAATCCAGATATTACAAAATTTGAAGTTATAGATAATACCGTCATATTTGCGCCTAAAACTCTTGTAGATTTTAATGAAGCATATATAACATTTCATCTAGAGTTTAAAACCGATGGAGTTTCAACAAGTCCAATTAGACTTCATAGAATGTCTATGGCATCATTAGCATTTGATCAACCAAAGCTTTTCCCAATAAATACATTGACTGGAAACAAGGTTTATCCATTTGCACGAAATGGAATGTCTTATTCATCTAAGACAAGAAATCCATTTGCAATGTCTAAAGACTCAGTTCCATATCTTTATTTAACTGGAGATTCTGGAATAACAACTCTTCCATATGCCCCACTTGATAGCCTCGATGCCTCATTTAATAGAGGAGTATTTGTTCCGATTAATGCAGGATTAGATGAATCATATACGTTATACGGATTCCATGCTTGGATGAATTTCAATAAATCTGAAACGATAACATCAAGAGTTAAGATTATGACATTAAATCTTGAAAATTCAAAGATAGTAATATACCTTGAACCAGATGGAAGTGACAAGAGAGCATATATAAAGGCATATTCTGCAGCTATTTCAAGAGAAGAAGAATATAATAATATAAATCTATACCAAAATGGTATTCTTATGGATAAGCCATATGTGAATCCAATGATCTGGTCACTTCTAACATTTTCTTTTCCAACTCCTCTAACAAGTAATGGATATATAAGCAAGCTTGAAGTTCACCCAGGAGTTGTATTTAATAATATTTGTGTTTATAAAAAACCTATAGAAAACGTAGTTGATGATATTTATGAATCACATATGGGTCTTTCTCATATTGTTGCATCAGATTCATCAACTCTGACGATAGATATGAAGGACCTATTAGTCTATAGTGACATAGGATGGACCACTTTTAGCGGTAAAGTGGTCTAATTGTGTTATACTTAGTACATGTCTGGCTCTCAACCTAAGTTAACTGTCATCGAAAAGAAAAGAAATGATGGTATTTATGTTTGGAGATTGCCAAATGGATCAATAGTTCAAGATGATAATGGTAATGTTATGAATATTCCAGCAAAAAAATACGATCTTGATGCTATCAATAAAATTACTAAAGCAGCAAACTACTATGGATTTCCAGAAGGAAAAGCAGAGTTTATGCCTGGCGTTAGAAGAATAACAGATGAAGAGCATTCTGAGCAGTTAAATAGAATGAAAGAAGGCTACATTGCATCTGAAACAGATATCGGTGCATGGATGGATGCAGCAAAAGGACTGAGAGCCCATGGAGAATGAAACACTAAGAGCAAAAATTGATATTCCTGTTACAAAAGAAAGTAAAACAACAGACGTATTCAATATTGATGCTAAAGTTGCAATGTCATATGATGGTGTAAATCAAAATTTCAAAAGACGTATGTCAAGAAAGATTTCAAAAGTCTGGACTGGTGTTGATGGTGCAGAGTCAAAGCAACTTATTCCACAGCAAGACATAACAAGTGCCTACGGTCTTTTTGATGTTATTGTTCCTCCATATAATTTAGATGAGCTAGCAAGTTTTTATGAAACAAACTTTGCAAATCACGCAGCAATAAATGCTAAAGTTGCCAATACCGTCGGCCTTGGTTACCATTTTGAAATATCAAACTCAGTTAAGGATAAGCTTGAAGAGGCCGTAGATGACAACCAGTTGATGAGAGCATATGCAAAAGCAGAAAGAGGAAAAGCCACAGCAACAGATTGGCTGGAGGGATTAAACGATGAAGATACATTTACTCACGTTCTTGAAAAAGCACTTATCGATTGTGAAGCAACGGGCAATGGATATATTGAGATCGGACGAACAGTTACAGGAGAGATTGGGTATGTCGGTCATATTCCTGCTACTACTATTCGTGTTCGCCGCCTCAGGGATGGTTATGTTCAAATAGTAAACCAGAATACTGTTTTCTTTAAGAATTTCCAAGACAAGAGACAAACAAATCCAGTAACAAACGATCCTCGTCCTAATGAACTGATTCATTTAAAGAAATATACTCCAAAGAATAGCTATTATGGAATTCCAGATTCACTTGCCTCTGCAACGGCTATTGTTGGAGATCAGTTAGCTGGAAGATATAATATAGATTATTTTGAGAATAAGGCTGTTCCACGTTATATTGTTACTCTAAAGGGTGGACAATTGTCTAATGAATCCGAGGATAAGCTATTCAGATTCCTGCAATCTGGTCTTCGTGGACAAAACCATCGAACACTTTTCTTACCACTTCCTAAAGATACTCCAGATAATAAAGTTGAATTCAAAATGGAAGCCATCGAGTCTGGTATACAAGATGGTTCATTTGATAAGTATCGTAGGTCAAATCGTGAAGACATTCTTATGTCTCATCAGATGCCAATGTCAAAGGTTGGATCAGCCGCTGGTGTATCCATAGCATCAGCACTTGCTGCTGACAGAACATTCAAAGAACAGGTTGCAAGACCAGTTCAAAGAAATATTGAAAAGGTAGTAAATAAGATCATTAAAGAAAAAACAGATATGTACATATTCAAACTTAATGAGCTTACACTTACTGATGAGAATACTCAAAGCCAAATTGATGAAAGATATCTGAAGATGCAAGTTGTTGTTCCAAATGAAGTAAGACAAAGACTAGGGCTTACAATGAGGGGCGATGGACAAGATCCAGTAGTGCTTAATCCACAGCAACGAGCTGAAATGCTTGCTCAAACACGAGGAACTAGGGCAAGAGATGTACAAAGACAGAACAATGCTTCTGATTCACCAGCAACAGCAACAGGAAGAAATGCTGGTGGAGAAGGAAGAGCAGCACCATAACAATTTAATAAAATATATAAAAATTCATATATAATAGGTGTAATATGACTAATTTATCTAAGGCTTTTTGGGCTACTGATGGCGACAATATTCGCTTTTCAATGCCAATTCAAAAGGTTGACAAAGAAAGACGCATAGTATCTGGATGGGCAACACTTGATACCCTAGATAAGCAAGGCGATATCGTCAGCATAGATGCGTCAGCAAAAGCCTTTCAAAGATTTCGTGGAAACATTCGTGAACAACACACACCTCTAGCAGTAGGCAAGATGGTGTCATTCAAACAAGACAAGTATTTTGATAAGGAAACTGGTCAAACTCACAATGGTATTTTTGTTGATGTTTA